TTTACATCTTCGCTCACAATAGGATGATTCCTATAGAGGAACAATTTGCCTTTAGAACGGCGGAAGGCGCTCCTACATCCCGAATGATCTGGCAACCCAGGTTATCAAAGCCGCCTGCGCAAACGAACAGCATGCTTTTCAAGTACTATCCCAAAGAAGATCTCATCAGGATTGTGTGGATGATCCCTGCTAGGGAATTGTGGAATCAGTATGAGAAGGGTAAGATGTTGCAGTCACGGATGATCATAGAGAGCATTCACGACTTCACTCACAATAGGAGTAGACTCGAATGTCGTGAAGACGATGACCTTTCCGAAGATGCGATCAAGGACATTTACAGAGCAATTAGTCTGTCCGCGAAGGAAAAAAGCGTTAGATAAGTAGTCGTTGAGCTCAAGAAACCGCATCACACGGTAGACTTGGGTGGTATCGCTAGATTCTTTTGAGGGACAGGATTTTGTCCGGCACTATCGCCCCTCATCCTACCAACTTTAGCCTTGAAGCCTGTTCCATAGTACGTACCGGAGGCGCCTAAGTTTTTGCGATCGTCATAACCAGGCTGTTCCATACCAAATGGGCTTTTTTCCCTTTTGGTAGCAACGGCAGGCGCTATAGGCTGGTTGAAGACTCCGTTCTTAGCCATTAGTATCTATATCCTGTCTTCATAGGCTGAGACTTAGCTTTCGCATCGCTCTGTTTCTGTTCCGAATGGATCTGCTCCGTAGTGTCAGGGTAGCTAGTTCCTACGTGTGCGCAACTAGAGTCTGCTGAGTGCTCTTCTTTATTCTTGTAGGGTCCATCAGGGCATACAGAGTTATTTCCTTTGGATCCGATCCAACTGCCATGGTTATCAATTTTACGGCCCGACATCTTCGCCTCCTGGTAAATAATGTGGTTCTGTCTTCACAATAAACATGCAACAATATTTATCAAGTATGTTTACAAAAATGATCTAAAATGCATGATAGTAAACAGTTAGTTAGGAGAATATGAATGACCAGAACATACGAGGAAGCGAACAACAGGTGGGTGAGTAGGAAAAAGCCAGACTACAAAGGAAGGAGCGCTCGAAGAAGAAAGGCTGAGCGTTTACGACACGCTCAAGCGACTATCCATGAGCTCGGAGACATTTTAGGTGAGAAGACAGGCGGAAGATGGTCTGAGACTTAGTTCGCGGACCATATGTGTTGGCAGTAGAGAAACTCCCCGCCGCCTTTCCAACCTACAGCCTTCGAGATACCGCCCTGGTCACTGCCCCATCTCTTGAGGCTGCATCTCCCCTTGAGGTTGCTCCATTCCCTGAGGCTGCTGCTGTCGATTCATACCCGAAAGCATCTCAGCGACGAATCTATTCCCTTCAGCAGTGCGCTTAGAATCCATTTTCTCTCTATCCTCTTCTAGCATTTGGCCTCGATCGAGAGACTGAATCTCGGATGACTTGAGGAGTGTCTCCACTTCGCCATATTTCTGAATAGCCTCGATGAGTTTGTTGAGCGACTCTACCTTGTCCTTAACAGCGGCTGCTCGATTTCGTCCAATCATGCTCAAGCGCTCCTCGAACAGGCCTATATTGCTCTCATTTCTGCCGTGTCTCTCGCGCGCATTAGCTATATTCATGGTCGCTTTCGAGTAGAGCTCTTTAAGTTTGGCTTCTTCTAGAGCATGTTGTACGGTCGTAGCGTGCTGTTGTACCGCTGCTTGCTGCTGCTCTTGTTGTTGGAGCACTTGCATCAGCTCCTCTTTGCCTTGGATTGGAGCTATAGAGGCTATATAGGAAGGCGGTATGATGCCTCCTATAAGCTGGTTTAGCTCAAGGACTTGCTTAAACTTGGTTTGCTGTTGCGTCGCCGTATCCAAGCCTTCCTGTACTACCACTTGGTACTTGGAAAAGATCTGGCTAAAGAAAAAGGGCGATGGCTCTTCGCCTAGCAGTAGTCCTACCTTCGCGGCGTTCCAGTTGTGCAGCATGATTTCAAGCAGTCGTTCGCCCAGTTGTTTTAGCGAATAATCCCACTGATCGTAGTATTTCTGAAGAACCATCAGGTTAGCCGCCTGCTTCATCATGACAGTGAGCGATGATGCGTTTGCATCTTCCTGCGCGCTCCAGTTCTCCATATTGATTCCGGATACGGAGAAGATCAGGCTCATAAGCTGATCCGCGAGCTGCATGTCGGAGGCGGGCACAGCATTCGGGATGATCTTCTCGCAATCCTCCATGTTGTAGCCCTCATTGATGAGTACATCCCATCCCTGACCGGACTTTTTGAGATTATCTTCGTTGGCGACAGCACCAATTTTGCGCTTCCACCCACTGTTGATCGACGACTCACTGATATCGTGGTTTAAAATTATCCTCCTATTTAAAAGGTATTGGGGCGACCGGAGGCATCTCACTAAGCTTCTTACTCTTAGATCGTAGTAATTGATGTGTGGTTCGTAATTCCAGTAGACTGGGATAAAGGGACATTTATCGCCGCCCAGCGGGTTATTTCCTTGGAACATGAGTTGATCGTTGAGGACAACAGCGAGCTTCCACGTGGGACATTCGACAGTCACAAGTTCGAGGTCGGGGATGCGATAGAGCATCTCCTCAAGCTGTTCTTGCTCTCTATCTACGAAATCGAAGAACTGGTTTCGCGATTTGCTGTAGAGGCGCTTTTTCTTGCGCTTCCATTTGTACCAAACATAGCTGAGCACCATGAGGTCATTGCGGGCAAGATTATAATTCTCTGGCAGGAAGTAGAAGCTGCTGTGGCGCTGCGGCGAACCTACCATAGGCGCAATGATGCCTATCTTATCGGGGAAACGTTCCTCAGCTTCGCGCTTACTGATGTATTCTTGACACCAGACATACTGGGCATCACTCATGTCTGGGTTTCTCCAATAGGGGTCCACCAAGAAGGCGTTGTATTCCCAAATTTTTACTTTAAGAGAGCCCTGAGCAGGGTCATCGCCTATGTAGTCAAGATAGGGCTGCATCAGAACCATTCCAGAGATGGCGGCTAACTCACATGCCTTGGAAAACTGTTCGTTGATCGCCTCTTTATGCGAGGAATTCATGATCAAACGGGTGTATTGATCGCATGTGTGCGGGTCGGAACCTTCCGTAGGAAGATAGGAGATAGACTTTCGGTGCTGCCTTTGATACCCCGTTACTAAATTGATAGGTTGTTGTAATACATTGAAGTAGAAGTTCTGGTAAGATATTCCAGGAGAAAAATTAAAGTGTCGATTGACGTAAGACTGCTCGCCTGCATAGAAAAGAGTGTCACTCTGGGCTTGATTCCACCTCGCCTGCTCCATAGGCGAGAACCTACTGAAGAGATTATCTAACCAAGAGCGAACGTTCCCTTGATTGGGTTCAATTCCGTTGTCCCACGGCGGAAAGTATAAACTAATGTGAACCTCACTATTAAGTTCACACTAACAGATCAGATTTATTTTACTACGGATAATTTGTTAAAATGACTCGAGTCTCGTTGTTAAATTCATCTAACGTCTCTTCACAGGAAGATTGTTAAAGAACGCCTATTCCTTCCTCCCACTAATCAGCATGAATTTATCATCATCATTGGGATCAAAAGTTACCGCCGACTCTTGCAAAAGGGTGAACCGCCCATTACTAAGTTGCGCGATCCTATAGGCCCATGTAGGAAAATCCGAAGCGATCTTGCGGGTAAGATGAGACTGAATGCACATATTCTCTAAATTCTGCTCCCTCATTTGCCAAAAGAGATATTGGAGCTTAGTCGCGTCTGATGGGGTCACTCATCTCCTCGGCAGAAGATTTGATACACTCGTGCACCTTATTTAGAAATTCCTGGTACTCACCTACTGGCACGTTCTTCATCATCCAATTGACGAAGTGGATGCACATAGCGATCAGTTGATGATCTTTACTAGGAATCGAGAGAATAAGATCCCATGTAATATTGGCGATGGTTGTAGCATGATTCTCCTCCTCGTCTAGTTCGTTCTTAATCATGGCTGCGTCCCTATAAACGTCTCAAGGTGAATTCGCATCTCTCGAATCTCTCGAACGAGTTCTTCAAAACAGTCTCTCCGCTTCTGGTTGCACTCTATATTGCTCACCAAGAATTGCAACAAGACAGTCGTTAAAGCAGAAGCAACATCAAGGGGCTCGTGATCGATTATAACACCTCTCATCTGATCGTATATCTTCTGTACTTTTTCTTTATTTTCCTCACTCATCTTTTCCCTTTTCTTTCGCGAATCTATACAATTCGAGATATCGATCTAAATGCTGTTCCCAAATCTCCAAAAGATCCTTAAATCTTAGTCTTATTTCCCGCTCATCCTCGGAAACATCTGCTATCATATTCAACAAAGTACTATAGACGGCAGAAAGGATAATATGGCTGGGATTTCCCACAAGTACTTCGTCTAGTCTTTTTGACAATTCCTCTATTTTTACCAACGCTATATCAAATGCATCATCGGGATTCATCCTTTCTCTCCTCCAATGCATTAATTATCTCTAAACCGCCCCATCGATTCTAACAGCTCGTGGAAGCGGCTAAGGTCCATTAAAGCGGCCAGTGTTTCTCTCGCCATTCCCTTTCGAGCCTCTGCTTTCTTTCGAATTCGTTTTCCTTTTTCCCTTGGATGGTGAGGCGCTTTTCGAAGTAGCTATAGATTGCATAGCGCAAGGCGTCACATGCATGGTCAAATTTCTTGATCGGCTCATCTTCCCCCTTTTCGCTCTTTTTTGTATCCCAACAGTAAGATTGTAACTCTTCTATCAGATTGCGACAAGTCTTACCTACTTTGAGATCCCCAGAAGAGAGGAGTGAACTGACCTCTCGAATGCCATTAAGTACATCGTTGTTCGCATCCATCACAGGATAGCCGATCTTGGCACGCAATAGCTCCTGCTTGAAGGATGCACATGATGGATCGAGGTAGATGAAGCGCGTATTCGTTCCGTCGACAAACTTGGCCAGATCTTGTGCATATTCAAAATTGGTCTTACATCTACCCATCTTCTTGCTATCCCAATAGTACTCCTCAGAGACAAAGAGAGAGGGGGACTTATATTCATTGTACTCAACCATAACAAAGGCTGTAGGATTTGTAGTCCCATAATCGACGCCTACAAGGCTGAATGAACTGTTTGCGGACGCGCGCGGCAAGCAGTGCTGATTCTCATCAAAGAAATCATACACAGCGCCCTCAGCAAGACACCATTCTCCTAGAATGTAGCGGCGATACCAGAGGCCTTTGTGCTGCCTCTGTAGATATTCGCGCTCCTCTTGCGTCATTTTGGGATTATCGAGCTGCGTAAAGTGGAATGAAGTTACATCGGGGTTATTATCGATGAAGTTCTTCTTGAGCCAGTGAGCGGGCGAATCGGGGTTCGTAGTCGCGAAGATGCGCGCTTTCCCCATCGCACAGCGCTGCACAAGGATCTGCCATGCAATCTCCGGAATTGTGGTAATCTCATCGACATAAGCGCCTGAGAATGTTGCTCCTCTGAGCTTTCCCTCAGCACGGGCATCATGAGCGCCTATCACGTGGACGGTCTTTCCACAGATTTTGAGAATACCGCTGCCTTCAAGATAGGTGAATTCGTCACCTATGAACTGATAGAGCAGAGGAACTATGTTTCGCCTGAATGTGTGGGCATCGCGGCATATCACCGCGAATTCAGTTTGATGCGGCTCACTTTCTGCAAGTTCGCCTAGAAAACGCCAGAGAGAACTATAGGTCTTCCCCGATCGAACAGCTCCCTGCCAGATATTGATCTTGTTGCTGCTCTCGGCTATCGCCGCTTGCTGCTTCGGACTTAGAGATTTTATCATGTTCCGATCGAATTTCATCCATTAGTTTCTTAATATCTGTAGTTGTATTGGTTAGGAAGTATTTAGAATCGAGATCGCGCTGGCCTAGCCATTGCTTACCGAGCCAGATTGCCATTGTCGCGCTCTTCTCGGCTTGCTTAAACTGATAGCGACGCAAGGAGAGTTTTGCTTCGCCGTCCGCTCTTTTTCTTAATTCCGAGAAATTCATGCCGAAATGCTCTAACAATCTGGCATTTAAGGTTTCTACGCTGACTCTGAATGAGCCCGCGACTTCCTCTTGTGTAGCTTGCAGATTAATCCAATAGACCACTTGATCAAAGACAATAGCTTTGGGGGGTATTTCCAAGATCATGGGGATTTTAGGGCGTCCGACCTTAGTTTTAGCCATAAGCGCACTATAAACAATTAGATTTAAATTAAAAGAATATTTAGCTCTTGCATTAAATGTGCAACTTCGCTCATAATGGAACCATAACCAACAAACCATAGGAGAGGGGTTATGGAATACATAAAAATAGAAGAGGGCTCAGAGTCAGAAAAGTTAGAAAAAGTCATTAGAGGACTAGTCAAATTAGAAGCACTTCTCAGGGAACAAGAAGCGATGAGAAAATATTGGCGGATCCTGGGACTAATCCCGTCGTTCCGACAGGCGGAGGAAGCCTTACTATCACAGGATAGAGAAGTTCTTGGAAATAATTTTTAAAAAATAACGAGAGGGGCCGTGAGCCCCTTTTAAAAACAGAGGAAAATAAAATGGATTACGATGCAATAATGGAAAACTACTTCGAGTCTTTTGAAGAGCAATTCGGGAGGTTTCCTACGGATGAAGAGGTTGATGAGTTTTGTAACTGTCATCCAGATTACGACGAACCAGAATGTGATGAGTAATCACTTCTGGGGTTCCTTGGAAGGGGGGCATTCGCTGTATCCTCCCTATGGAAGTATCGGTTGAAGAATTCTGCCTTTTCCTGAGGGGTGCCTTTTATCTTCCTATCGACGAAGACGAGTTGGCTGAGTCGTTCTGCGATCGTCATTTCTTTGCCTTTTTCTTGGGAATGTGGGGCGGCATCCTTTTCCTCGTAATTTTTATTGTGTATCGAAACCTTTCTGCAGAGAGTGATCGATTCTACTAAGATGCTCATTTATCCAAGCTAGATAATCGCGTATCTCTTCAAGTACTGAAATGAGTTTCTGATTAGTCGTTTTTTCCATCACTTTTTGTGCATCTTTTTCAAGGTTTCAGCTAGATGAGCTCTCTTTGCGGTAAGAGGATTCTTGCTATGCTCAGCTTTCTTAAGCTTTGATTCAGGGATTTTTTTTCCCTCTTTAATATGAAGAGATTTATGCAAAGCGCCTGGATGTTTAATCGCTCCCTGAATCCATTTTTTTTTCTCAGCCATAATGTCCTTTAAAATTGATCCCTATACTTCAGGAATGATTGTATCCTTTCCCACACTTGTGCAGAAAATTTTTCCATTGCTTCTTGAGAGATGAAAGAACAGGTTGCAGAGACGGATGAAAAACATACGTCTTTGGTTACAAGATTTAAGTATACTGATTTTATTTCTATTCCAAGATCGACGAGGAGAACAGAGAAACTTATATCATAATAATCGCTTTTGCGAAGGTCTCTGATGACAAACTCAGGAATCAGTATAGAATCCGGAGGACACGCACAAGGTTTCTTTTCATCCATGCTTCCTCTTTTTCTTCATCATCTCTTTTCCATAGTCACAAACTTTATCTCGACGCTTGTCAGCCTTTTCTAGGTGCTTGAGGTCTTTACCGGTATGTTTTACTTCTTTTTCTATCTTTCTTATGGCTTTGTCGATGATAATCCTCCTATATGCGTAAGCCTTTAACCGGACAATACCTAAAATGCGGATTTTGTGAAAAAGAAATTTACAAGATGAGATGTTTGATCAAGAAAAATAATTATTGCTCTCAATCCTGCGCGTCAAAGTCTAAGAGAGCTATGGGAATCTCCGGTAAGAAGAAAATTAACTTTTTCGTTGAATGTCCCTATTGCAAAAATACATTCCGAATTGCCCCTAGCGTTTTTAAAGAAAGAAAAAGTGGAAGAATGTTTTGTTCTCTTCTATGCAAGACCAGGGGGATGAGAGCGGGACTGGTAAGCTGGTGTTTTAAAAAAAGAAAATTCAAATCAGGTAACAATCCATACATAAGAAAAATGAGGAATGGAATAAGAAAAACAGAACACAGAATAATCATGGAGCAGTATTTAGGAAGGAATTTACTAAAAAACGAACACGTTCACCACATTAACGGAAATCAAAAAGATAATAGGATAGAAAATCTCAAAGTTCTTTCTGCCAGTGAACACGCAAGAATCCACACAAAAACGGATTATTTTCCTCTTTCGGAGTGATGCTTTTCATGTTTCTTTTCGTGATGTTTAGCGGAACCTTTCATAGACGGCATATGTTCCTCCGTATGTCCTTTGTGATGTTCTTTCTTGTGGTGATGTGCTTTATGTTTTTCTGCCGCTTTTGCCATATTGTCCTCGTAAAGTTGTACAAATCAATGTGTACAACAAGGCATCAAGATTTATCAAGAATATTTTTCAATCGCTCTTATATTTATGAAAAATATAGACACAAAGAATGATGAAGGCGGTGTATACGATTGCTATGATAAAAAATGTCCTCACTTTTTCCCTTCATCAGTCAGTTCTTTTATTATAATTTCTAAATTCCAGACTCTGTTCGTTAAGCAACGGATCAGAACGGACATTTTATGTAATCTGTTTACCAGCAGGACAATGCTAGTCGCCACCATAGCGATTGCAAAAGAGGGTGCGCAGCAGGTGAGAAGTGAAAAAAGATCATTTGTCATAGAGTGTCCAAGAAAAGTTTTGTATGATTAGTTTCGGACCAGATTTTCATTACTTGCATTATACAGATCTGTGAATCATCTTCCATCAGGATTCCCTTGCAGGCGTCGAGGAGAAACTTCATGCAGTTGTCGAGGTCGATCCTTTTGAGACACCACGAATGGATACCATCTCGCGGTTTGAGGAATGCGGGAGCCTTGAGGAAGAAGAAGGTGGAGCAACGAAGGGCGCCGGCCATTGGCGGTCCGCGGTACTGCGATTTCACGATCCATTGATACTTAGTTTTCTCTTTGGAAAGGGGATTGTAGTAACGGTTGCCTTTTCTTCCTGGTGCTTTGAAAGCTGTGACGTGAGGGATCTCTATTTCTAGGTGCATCAGAAATCTGGAGGGAAGTCAAAAATCGGTTCTACGAGAGGTTGGAGAGGGACACTCACTTCTCTCAAGAGAGGTTCGAGCAGCTCTAAGACTTTTTGATCGAAGGGCCCTTTTTTATCCTCATCGATGCGAACGAATGGAAAATATTTCTTTTTTCCCGCATCTTCATACATTCTGGATGGGAATGAGATCCATTTTTTTCCATGCGTCTCAAGGAGGGCTAGCTCCTTGATGGTCATGCCCATTTTGGGCAATACAAGATCGAAGGTACATATGCGTGGAGGCTTTTGAGCCATCTTAACGTTTCTTATTTCCATTCTAATCTTTTCCTTTATTTACAGTTAAACTCTCCAAAAATCACATAATAGACAATCGTCATAGCGAGTCCGGACAGGAACAAAAAAATCCCTAGGCTCACTAAAAAAATCGCCAGATCATCAATCTCACGTGTTCGCAACCACTGGATGAATTTCATCTTCAATCTTCCTTTTCTTGTGGGTTTAAAGCCCGTTTAATCCAGTTTTGTTGCAAAAACGTGTCGAGGTACTCTAAAACCAAGTTAAGCGATTCTAGGGGCATTGGAGCGCGTTCTGAGGGCATCTTAGTCATAGGGTCACATTCCGTTCA